CTCGTTACGACCAGCCCACCATCTCATGTATTCATAAGAGTCTATAACAGGAAGGAGTTCCTCATCATAGACTTTACGAATACTTGAAATAGCCCAACTCCTAACCTCGTCGCGTTGGTAATCTTTATTATATCTACTGTCAAGGTGTGTGTTTGAACATACACCGGACGATAGAGAAATAAGAATGCCAAACTGATCAGGGTTAAGGACATAGGGAATGGAATTCTTCGCAGATGCCTTATTCCTTAGGTATCTGCGACATTCCCATGTTATTAAAGAATGATGAAGGAATCGGTACAAATGTTTGTACCCCCTCCTAAAGCACTCGTTAATAAGATGGACTTGTGATGCGACATGCTCAGCGCCAAGGCGGCGCCGAATACCCTTTATGCGAAAGTACAAAGGGGTAATGTCGCTCCCGTTTAGATAAAATCCTCCGCAAGATTCACGGAAGGACTGACTTCCTGTAAATGATTTTTCGTCATTCACAGTAAATCCTAAACGAGATAAGATGGACTTGATATAATGTGTAAGACGTCTGTCTACACAAATATCATCGCCGTAGATTGCGAGCGGCTGGTATGTACTTCTTCTATACTTTGGGAGCTTGCCAAATGAATGACAGACTTCCAAGATAGTAGAAGGAGTTAACCAGTCAGAAAAACTCACAGTCAACGGCTGAACGTCGTATGTGCGCAGACAAGCGGCATATATGCAAACCGACGCAAAAACAATACATTGCGTAGGGAAGCATAAAGCGGATCCCATAGGTGCAAACTTCCTTAGGGCAAGAATATTGCCATTGGGAAGTTGTGCAGAATGTGATCTGCTCACTATCATTGGTATTTGCCAAGAGGGAGGAAAAATCCTCTTGACAAGATCAATAGATAATGAATCGCTAGCAGCAGTTAAATCGATGGTGTCAATCTCGCTGGTATAAGAACCATAGAGACTAAGATCACGATTACGCTGCTGATTCAGAATATCGATGAAGAATCGAAATTCTGAGAGTCTGAGCGCCCGCAACATCTCGCGCATTATGCCCTGCTGAAAGAACATCAAAGTGCTAGGTTCCATACAAATGGATCTAGATACTTTAAGATTCTTGGGCACGAACATAAG